GGGACATACCATCCGTGGGTTTTCCCACGTTCCGAACATGGTTACGATCATGCAAGGATTGGGGTTATTGCGTATGTTACAGTCACCTGTAGAGAAGCTGAAGCTTTACACACGCAATGTCCCCGTTAATTATGTGGCTGCGCTTATGATCTTAGGCGCTAGCTGCTATCGTTTGGCACACTCGCCCAATCCGCGAGTGCGCAGCTTTGTCTTACGGTTTAAGTTAATTGTTGGTAGCTCTTGGCACCCATATCGTTACTATTCCGTATTAATTGCTGCTTACATTTGCAAACGTGAAATTCGTGGTATCAATCCTAAGAAGCAACCTGAATTATATAGTGCACTTTCTGTCATTCTCGAACGTGTTTATAATAATGCAATGAAGCATCATCATGATAGATTCGTAACCTCATACACTGACATCAATCGAGTTCGCAAACTGTTAAAACTTAGTGTTAAACCAGTCGAGCTCATCGAGGGCCACCCCCACGGGAGGCGCGCCCAAGATCGTCAAGTAGCTTTGAATACTATTGATGAAATAGCTCATTCCCTTAATCTCAAACCTTATTCAATTTCTACGGGTGTGAGAGAGGATAAACGCGGTTGGAGCGGTAGGAAATCGCACTACTTTCTTTCAGATATTCTGATGCCTATTAGGAAAGATAAAGTCAAACAGAGACACTTAATAACGCTAGTCGACGTTGATTATTATGTTGCGCGTGAAACATTTGAACAGTACGCTGGTTACAAATTCGCAATATTCACAGTCGATGTATGTGGTGTAAGTGGATACGACGCCGAATCACAATGGCACGTCGATGGTGATATTTACACTGAGATTATCGCCGGAGGCGCTACATGGAAGCACCAAGTATGGAATTACGATGGAGCCAATTGCATAATCCGCGATTTACAACGCGACGAACGCAACGGCATAATTTTGAAAGACCGCGGTTTTTGGATGTATCATATTGAGAGGCTACGATTTCCAGGTACTAATAAGATGATAGTTTTCTTAAATCCACAGTACCACTGTCGTTATCCTTTTGAATTGATCGAGATCAAGTATGGTAAAGAGAAGATTGCATCTGAACAACTCTTCAACGTTCCAACTGTGACTCGGCACATAACCACAGCAGGCGAGTTTCGTATCGCTGAATTTGGTGGTGCACACCCGTACGTTAGTATTTCATATGCCGCTTTCACGCGATTTGTGGTTAAATTACCTCTTGACGTTTGGTATGGCCTCATTACTCGCCGTCGCACTATTCGAACGTGGGGTTGCGAAGTTGTAAACCAACACCTTAAGTGTGTTGGTCATACACAACCCCCTGACAAAGTAAACGTTATCGCCGCCGCTCTGGCAACTGTCCCTGAGGAGATATCATTTGTTGGTTACACCGCCGACGTTGATCCTTTTAAGGACGTTGTTAATGTTGCAAAATTAACTGTTCCCCCTCCTTTTCCTCCTGCAACGGCATCTGCTCAAACTGAAGCCGACATCGCTAAGGCTGTTAAAACTCTTGAAGAAGTTCGTAATGAAGTTATTCCACCTAAAGAATTGCGTGGATTTGCTAACGAATTCGCTAAAGAGTTTGCCAAACGCGTTAGATGGTCGATGAAAGAGCACGATGAAACCATCGCTTCCATGCTTAAGGCTAATCCTAATCGCGCTGAAGAGATCAACCAATTTATGAATAATTGTAAGAATGGTGAATCTGTTATCCGCGCTATGTTGAAAGCCGAAGCTATACCGAAAGCTGCAGAGAAAGGGAAAAACGCTCGTATGATTTTACCGCAATCTACTTATGAATTGTACCTAGCTAGTCGAGTCACCCAACCATGGAGCGAACAAGCTCATAAGTTTGGTGAGGGCTCATGCGGACATTTCTTTGTTTGCGGTAGTACCCCAACTGAGATTGCTGATCTTGTTGTGGATGCAGTACGTAAAGCTGAGGAGAACGGGAATATTTTGACGGCTACTGACTTCACAAAGTTTGATTTACATAATTCTGCTTTTACTCGCAAATGCTTTGTTGAGGCTGTGGCTCTCGGTTGCGATAGCCCTGACGGTGCGGACTATGTACGTAAGATCTTTAAAATGGAGGTTAATAAGACCATTACCTTCAAAGCAAAGAAATCGCGTAACCAGCCTGCACCAGAAAAGATTCCGTCCATCAAATCCGGCACTATGAACCTTTCAGGCGCTGCTGACACGACAGCGTTAAATACGTTTACAAACGCATTAATTTCATACTTAACGATGAGACGACTCAAGTTTACCCCCGAGTACTCGTTCAACAACATCCGTCCTAAATACGGTGATGATGGGCTTGAGGAACATGTGGATACTTGGCTTAAAGTCGTTGAAGAATTAGGTTTTGCTGGTACGAAGGAGGTTCGCGAGAGCAATCGAGCTCCTATTGACTTTTTATCTCGAGTATATGTAGATCCGATGGTTAGTAATTCTAGCATTTGTGATCCAATGAGAGCTATGTGTAAGTTACCTACTACATGTAGCACGGATCCTGTCGAAATTGCTAGATACAATAAAGCCAAAGGCTACTTAGAATCCGATCCTAAAATGCCATTAGTTAGCGACTTTGCCGCCGCGATCATACGGGTTTATCCTGTATCGGAATCGGGCAAATCTAAGTCCAAGTCATCAGAGGACCGCGACTTGGCGTATAAGATCTCGCGAGGGCCATATCCATTTGATGATGCTTATATTGATAAAGCTAGATTGGTTATAGCCCAGCGATTGAGCATGGACGTTGGCGAGGTTGAGAGACTCGCTAGCGACTACTCGGCTGCTCAAACCCCTCAGGATATGGAAGACTTAGCAACTCGTGTGCCGAGTCCCGTTGCTGAGGGTTGCCGCTTGCTCCCTTAGGGAGCAAGCGGCGTTTCTCGTGTTGGTGGGTTGGTGGCATTATAAACAGTTACGACTGAAAGTTCCCTTCCCCGAATTGGTAGAAAAGTATGGCAACACGCATTGGTAGAGTACTGGAGCGCGTCGTTCAGGGACCTGACCCGCTTGATAGCTTGTCTTCAAGTGGTGCTTTGACCCCTTCTGGCGCTGCTTGGGTTAAGTGCGCTCTTGATCCTTTTCATGACTACGAGATTACGGATCTCGACGGCATACCGGATGTTGAGACTGAACCGACACTGATCGTTCGGACTCAACAATCCATGATAATTAACGCACCACCTGGTTCTACGGATCCATGGGATTGCAACATTGTCAACATGCCTGTCGATTTCTCGTTTTCAACAAGTAAGACTGATAAGTCGTTCATTGGGCAGTACCTCCCGCACTCTCAAACCGGTGGGCCTATGCCAGGTACGTTTAAACACAATGTTGCTTCGTCTAACCGCATGGATGGCCTTCAAGCATCTATTGTGGTGTCCGGCAATGATACGTTTCAAACGACCGAAGTGCGCAAGAGTCTTGGGCTCGATGACTATTTAGTCGCTGGCTCTCCGACTGACTTGCAGGCCTATCGTGTAGTTGCTTCCGGTTTTGAAGTAGTTAACACTACCGCACCACTTGAACGCTCCGGCGCATGCACCGTCTACGAGATCGGTGCGCCAGGCGAGTATTCAGACATTAACTATGTTAATGGACAAGAAGTTCGCATTGGCACTGTTCGGAACTTCCGCATGCCCCCTGTCAACTTGGCCGAAGCCAAGCAGACGCCAGGTGCACGCACTTGGCACGCTGAGGAGGGTTGCTATGTAGTTTCCAAACACCGTAGCGAGATGGGGTTCTCCCCCGTAGCCAAACGTGATTTCGTCTATTCATCATCGACGGAAGTTGGCATGGCGTGGGCTCCCTTGAAGGTCGGTCGTCAAATTACTGCCGGTACTGCAACTGCCCCGGTTGACGAGATTCATGGATGTGCATCCCATGTGAGCAATCTGAACCTGGCCGGTGCTTATTTCACTGGATTAAGTGCGTCCACGACGCTTCAAGTGACGTGGCGCATTGTCCTTGAACGTTTGCCCGGTCCTTTTGATCTCCAGAACCTCGCATTAGCGTCACCTTCTGCACCTTATGACCCGCGTGCTCTTGAATTGTATTCGCATATCACCGCCAAGCTTCCGCCTGGTGTACCCGTCGGTTACAACGATGCTGGTAAGTATTTCAAGATGATTGCGACACAAATCAAGGCAGCGGCGAAGCAAACTCTTCCTTTGTTGCCCGCCATTGAGGCCGCTTTGTCGGCTTCTGGCCATCCTGTTATGGCTGCTGCTATGGAAGGCGCTCGTGTTAGCGCTCAAGTAGCAAAGGCCAAAGAGGCTGAGAAGGCTAACAAAGCTAAGAAACCTGCTGTGCAGAACTTTGGCAAACCAAAGAACTGATCAACCACCCGTGGATACGGTTGAGCTTGGTCTTAACTTCTCTCTTACTACCAACCTGCTCTCACGAGATACGGGTGCATGAAATCCTA